CCGAGTACGAGTACGCGAAGGGCAACTTCGCGAATCAGGTCACGTTCAACATGCCCCTCGCGGACAAGGCGACGATCTCGTTCGCCTTCATCGGCACCGACACCGACGCACCGAGCACCACGCGTGCAACCGGCGCGGCGACCCCGCAGGACCCGGTCAAGACCGGAGCCCTCAACACGTCGGCCGACATCGCACGCCTCCGGATCACCGATGTCGACGAGGCGGGCCTCTCGACGTGCTTCAAGTCGATGAGCCTCACGCTCAACAACAACGTCTCGCCCGAGAAGTGCCTCGGCACCCTGGGTGCGGCGTTCATGAACACGGGCAACTTCGAGGTCAACCTCGAAGCCGAGCTCCTCTTCACGAACGGCGACGTGGTCGATCGCATCCGCGCCAACACGACCGTCACGATGGACTTCGGCGTCGAGAACGACGACGGGGCCGTCTGGGTCGACATCCCGAGCATGACGCTCGGCGGCGGAGCTCGGAGCTTCCCCGTGAACGAGTCGATCCTCGTGAGCCTCACCGGCAACGCCTTCGGCGACGCGACGCTCGGCACGAGCCTCGGCGTCTCGCTCTTCCCCTACATGCCGTAGGGGCTTCCCTTCCATCAACGACGAACGCTAGGAGCGTAGCGAATGTCCTTCAACTATCTCAAGAAGCACGACCTCACCGGCGAGCCGGTGCCCTACACCCTCTACCAGCTTGGCGGCGAGCCGGTTCTCTTCATCCGCCCGGCGGGCGAGAAGAACAAGCCGTATCACAACGCCTTGCTCAAGCGGAACGCGAAGCTCGCGGCCCGCTTCCGCGCCGGTACGAAGATCACCCGCGAGATGCTCAAGGAGAACCGCGAGCACGACCGCGCTCTCTACGGGAAGCACATCATCGCCGGGTGGGAGAACGTCGTCGACGACTCCGGGGCCGAGGTGAGCTTCTCCCCCGAGGTGTGCTCGCAGTTCCTCCGGAGCCTCCCCGACTGGATCTTCGACGACATCCGCGTCTTCGCCGCCAACCCGGCAAACTTCCTCGCGGAAGACGAGCCGGACACGGCCGAGGTCGAGGAGACGGCGGGAAACTGAAAGCGCGTCTCCTCTGGGAGCTCCGCGCTCAACGGGACGGCTTCGCGATCGAGGCCCTCGAAGAGCGCGGGGCCCCGATCCCAGAGTGGGCGCGAGACCGGCCTCGCATCGCAGAAGGCGACGAGTGGTACATCCATGCCTTCTGGGAGCTCTCCTCTACTCGGGCGGTCGGCTTCTCGGTCGGCCCGATCCCGTGGCACCACGTCGTCGACTACGGCTCACGATCCGGCCTCGACGAGGGTATGATCCGAGTCATGGTGCGGATCATCCGGGCCCTCGACAACGCGTACCTCAACTGGAGCGCGGAGGAGAGCGACCGGAAGAACCAGCACCGGCGGAAGGAACGCGATGCCCGATAGCCCCACCACGACCCGTCGCTCTCGACGCGAGGAGCCCTAGCCGTGCCCGAGTTCCGGATCGACGTAGTGATCGACCCGAAGACCCGGCCCGGGGCCCGTCGCGTCGAGGGCGACCTCAAGCGGATCGAGAAACGATCGAGCGCAGTTCGATCTAACTTGACCCGTATGCTCACGCTCCTGGGTGGGGGAGCCCTCATTACTAAGTCGATTCGGACCATCGCGCAGTTCGAGCAGACGATGTCGACGGTCCAAGCCGTGACCAAGGCAACCGGGGCCGAGTTCGATCTCCTCACGCAGAAGGCGAAAGACCTCGGCATCTCGACGCGCTTCACCGCGACCGAGGCCGCGCAAGGTCTCGTCGAGCTCTCGCGTGCGGGCCTCACGACCGACGAGGCTCTCGCGTCGGTCGGCGACACTCTTCTCCTTGCCCAGGCGGGCGAGCTCGGCCTCGCGGAGGCGGCCAAGATCACGACGACGGCGATGAAGGTCTTCAACCTCGAAGCGAGCGAGACGGCACGCATCGCCGACGACCTCGTCATCGTCGCCAACAGCACGAAGACCAACGTCTCGGAGATGGGGCAGGCGTTCACGTTCGTCGCCGCCAACGCGGCCGACCTCAACATCTCGGTCGAAGAGACGGCCGCGCTCCTCGGTTCGCTCGCGAACGGCGGCCTCACCGCGACCCGAGGTGGTACGGCCTTGCGTGCCGTCCTCCTGGGCCTCGCGGCTCCCTCGAAGGAAGCGGCCGACATCCTCGAAGACCTCGACGGCGGGATCGAGCAGTTCGACATCGGCGTGCGCGGCATCGTGCCGGTCCTCGAATCCCTCGCGGAGGCCGAGCTCGATGTCGAGCAGAAGACCGCGATCTTCGGCAAGCGGTTCGGCGCGGCCGGTTCGATCCTCCTCAAGAACATCCCGCTCGTCGAGGAGCTCGTCAAGCTCCAAGGGCTCTTGGCCGGTGAGTCGAAGCGCGTCGCCGACATCATGGACGACAACCTCAACGGCGCACTCTTGAAGCTCAAGAGCGCGTTCGAGGGGCTCATCCTCGACATCGGCAGCGGTGGTGCGAGCGGTGCCTTCCGCAACCTCTTCGACACGCTCTCGCAGGGGCTCCGCAACCTCGCGGCGAACGCCGACAAGGTGATCGACACGCTTGAGTTCCTATTCATCCTCCTCACGGTCAAGCTCGCGAAGCGGGCGATCCCGGCCGTGATCGGTGCGCTCCAATCCCTCTACGTCGCGATCCTCGCGAACCCCTGGGGCGCACTGGCGACGGCGATCGTGATCGCAGGCGCGGCCCTCGTCGCGTTCGGTGAGGATCTCCCCTTCGCCTCGGATGGTCTCGCCACGTTCGGCGACGCGGCCGCGGTCACGGTCGACATCATCAAGCAGGGCTTCGGCGAGATGGGCACGGCCGTCTCGGACTTCATCGCGACGATGGCCCTCCTCGTTCCTTCGCTCGAAGGCGTCGAGGTGAGCTTCTTCGGCGTGCTCCGCTTCCTCGCGGGCGGCTTCGACAACCTCGTCGGGATCTTCCGGGGAGTCGGTCGAGCGGCCGTCGCGATCTTCGGCGGCATCGGCCCCGCTCTCGGCGAGGGGTTCACGAACGGGATCAACAACATCCTCCGCGATGTCGAGACCTTCATCGACAACATCCGCGCCACGTTCGGCGGCATCTTCGACTTCCTCGCGAAGGGGTGGGCGAACACGATCGAGATCGCCGAGCAGTACCTCATCATCGCGAAGAACGTCGCGATCGGGAAGGGCGGCGAAACGAACCAAGCCTTCTTCGAGACGATCGACCGGCTCAAGGCCGAGCAAGACCCGGCGAACCTCGGGGCCTCGATCCTCTCGCGCAAGGCGAAGCTCGACGCCGAGCAGACGATCCCGCTCCTTGAAAACGCGTACGCGGGCGCGGGCGTGAAGCTCGGCACCGCGATCCGCGAGGGCATCCTCACCGGCCTCGAAGATCAGCAAGAGGGCGGCTTCGCAGCACGCCTCGACACGTTCCGCGAGCTCGTCGAGCAGCGGGCGCAGATCGCAGCGCAACAGGTCGAAGACGAGCGCGTTCTCACCGAGGCGAAGCAGGCCGCGATCGAGGCGTCGAAGGCACTCGTCACCGAGCTCGAAAAGGAAGCCGAGGCCCAGGAGAAGACGGGCAAGAGCACGACGAAGGCTCTCACGACCTTCGAGAAGTACATCAAGGAGCTCCAAGCCGAGGCAAGCCTCCTGGGGATGACCGCGAGCCAACGCGAGATCGCGAACGAGGTGCTCGCGCTTGAGAACAAGCTCCGCGAGGAGAACATCGAGCTCACGGCCGCGCAGCGGGAGCAAGTCAACGTCGAGCTCGAACGCCTCCAAGTGTTGCAGCTTCAAGCCGAGATCCTCGACGAGATCCGCGGGCCGCAAGAGGATCTCAACAACCGGCAAGAGGCCCTCAACGCTCTCATGCAGGGCGGCAAGATCACGGTCGACGAGTACAACTCCGCGCTCCGCGACCTCGCGAAGCAGTCGGCGCAGACCGCGGGCGTCATGGGCTCGACCGTACAACCCGGCCTCGAAACGATCGGGCAACAGCTTTTCGGGATCGGCGAGTTCACGAAGCAGACGCTCGGCGTCGTCTTCTCGAACCTCGAAGAGGCCCTCGTGTCGTTCGCGCAGACCGGCGAGATCAGCTTCTCGAAGCTCGTCGACTCGATGCTTCAAGACATCGCCCGGCTCCTCGTGCAACAGGGCCTTCAACTTCTCCTCGGTGCGCTCTCGGGCGGCATCGGCGGGGCGGCCGGTGGGCTCCTCTCGGGCGTCTTGGGCGGAGGCGGCGGCGGAGGTGCTCCCCAGTACGTCGGAGGAGGCTCCTACGGCGGCGGAGGGGGCGGAGGCGTCTCGATACCCGCCGCGGCACCGGCACCCTCTCTCGGGGGCGGGTGAGGCCCGACAGGATGCTTCGCGGACGGCGGAGCGGTCAACGCAAACGAGCCCATCCTCGTAGGGGAGCGCGGCCCGGAAATCTTCACCCCGGCGGGTGCGGGCGACATCATGAGCAACGCCAACT